GTCAGCTAGAGGTCAACAAGACTGAAGCGGCACACAAGAGTTTATTTGTCGCGGGATGGCGTCCTGCCATTGGTTGGATATGTGGACTAGCCTTATTCTATTCTACCATCCTAGCTCCAATACTAGGTATCTGGTTTACTGTCCCACCTGTTGATAGCTCATTACTCACAAGTGTACTGATGGGCATGTTAGGCTTAGGTGCTATGCGTACAGTAGAAAAGACTAAAAACGTACAGAGAGAACGATAATGAGCTTTAACATGGAAGATTGGTATTCTGGCTATTTAGCTTCAGACGCATATCAAGAAGCATGGGAAGCCGCTAGAGAAAAGTATAGAAGAGAGGCTGAATACGAAGAAGAGGCTTTCTCAGGAGAGTTTAGAGGTTATATCACAGGCACTGGTGGTGCAGGCTACGCAAATGACATAGCAGGTGCTGATGTTTTTGCCAGTAAAATTAAAGAAGAAAAACCTCCTTTATTTATAGATACAGTTAAAGAGTTTGAAATAGACTACCCTTACGACTATGATACGTCTAAGCTGTTCATGAAAGGGCCTGACACTGGTTACGGCACTATGTCACACTTTAGACACTTTCGAAACTCTGATGAGTATAACGAGGTTAAAAAGTCACGAGGCCCAAACCTTGGTGGCAACTCAGGCTCTTATGTAGACATTAGTGGAGGAGAAGCTCCTATTGGTTCTTACTCTATGATTTGGGTAGAAGACCCACCTGAGTCTAGTTTCTTTGAAAAAGCATTAAACTTTGCTCCCTTTAGAGCTGCTGCTGCATACTTGTCAGGTGGTTATTCTGAGGCTGTGATAGCAGCGGGTAAAGCTATAGACGGACAGACCCTTCACTTTTCAGATTGGTTAGCATTAGTTACAACAGGTGTGCAACTAGCTAATAATGTGTCTTCTGCACAAACAGCGGCACAAGCTGCACAAACAGGGGAGGCCGCAGTAGAAGCCGCTATAGCAGCAGGGGAAGTCACTACTGTTGCACAAGCAGAAGCGTTATATGAGTCTGCTTATAACGCAGCTAGAGGAAATACAGTAGCAGGTATTAACATAGCAGACATTGCTGACTTTGGTAGTTCTTTAGGGCCAGACGCTTTCCAAGGAAATATAGAACAAGCAGTTCAGGAAGTAGAAGATTTAGCATCAGGAGAAGGCGCAGGGACTATTGTTAATTTAACTGATGTTATTGGAGATACTGTAGAATCTGCTGACAATCTATCTGAGGTTATAGATTTTGGTACTGATCTTTTTGACGCTGTAAGTTTTCAAGAAGAAATAGATGAAGAAGTTAAACTGAGCGATGCTGAGTTACAAGAAATTTTAGATGCTCAACAATCAGAACAAGTTACTGTAACAGCAGGTCAGGAAGAAGTCCCAATAACAGGTGTCACACCAGAGATGCCTGAGACTATTGTAGATTTAGAGCCTGAGTTTGATGTAGAGCCTATTGTATTTGAGTCACCTTTTGATACTACTGGTGGAGGCGGTGAACCTGCTCCTGAGCCTACAGCACCAACAGAGCCTACAGCACCAACAGAGCAAGAACAAGCCATAGACGCAGGTGATCCTAGTGAAATAGGTTCTATCTATACAGACGATAGAGGAGTTGTCTGGACAAACAAAGGGCCTAACCCATTAAACCCTGATACAAACGTATGGGTTACTGATGATCCAGATGCTCAAACAATAGCTGATTTTATTGAAGCAGGTTTTGATTATGTAGAAGGTGAAGGCATAAGCGTTGGCACAACTATAGGTCAAGTTCCTGCTTCTCCCTCTACAGGAACAGGAGAAGAAGTTACAGAAACTGTAGAAGAAGAAGAACCTTCCTTTGAGTTTATAGACTTTATACCTGACACCTTTGGTGACACTGTAACAGACAGTATTACAGACGCTGTAACTGATGTCGTAAGTGATCTTACAGGCACTGGAGAAGGCACAGGTACAGGAGATGGCGCAGGAGATGGCACAGGAGACGGCACAGGCACTGGCGAAGGCACTGGCGAAGGTGACGGTACAGGTGAAGGCACTGGAGAAGGCACAGGCACTGGAGCAGGTACAGGCTTAGGCTTAGGCAGTGCTACACGTACTACAGACTCTCTGTTTGGAGACATGCTACAGCTAGAGACTCAGATAGGTGCTACACAGGAACGCCTAAGACCTTTTAGTCTTGCCCCCACTCCATCAATTATGCCTTACACTGAACCAGGGGCACAGCCAATACAACAGTTTTTACAACAGCAACAAGACATGCAGTTACAGTATCAACCACAACGTATGCTAACTGACAGTCGATTTCCAAAAGGGTACAATTTCTAATGACTTACTTACAACTGGTAAACAGCGTACTACGCAGACTGAGGGAGGATGAAGTAACCACTGTTGCTCAAACATCCTACTCTAAACTTATTGGTGAGTTTGTCAATGACGCTAAACGCACCGTAGAAGACTCTTATGATTGGACTGCACTACGCACTACTCTCACTGTGTCAACTACAGCAGATACATTTAACTATGTACTCACTGGCTCACAGAACAGAATGAAGTTGTTAGATGTTGTTAATGACACATCAGATTGGTTCATGCAGTACCGTGGCTCACGTTGGATGGACAATGCTTTTTTGATTGAGACTCCACCTATAGGCGCACCACAGTTCTACAGCTTTAACGGTGTTGATGCCGCAGGTGACAATGCTGTTGATGTATACCCAAAGCCTGACGGTGTGTATCAGCTACGCTTTAACGTGGTGTTACGTACAGCAGACTTTACAGAAGACACAGACAAGCTAGGCGCACCTTCATCACCTGTCATACAACTAGCCACTGCATTAGGTGCTAGAGAGCGTGGTGAAACTGGAGGCACTAGCGCAGCAGAGTTGTTTGCACTTGCAGATAACACATTGGCTGACGCTATTGCTATTGATGCGTCACAACATCCTGAAGAAACTATCTGGTATTCTTAATGGCTCAACAATTACAGAACATTACCGTTGCCGCCCCTGGTTTTGCAGGTCTTAACACACAGGACTCACCTATTGGTGTTGATCCATCGTTTGCCGCTGTTGCAGACAACTGTGTTATTGACAAGCTAGGCCGTATTGGTGCGCGTAAGGGTTGGGAAGCAGTATCTAGCAATGGCTCTTCTGTACTAGGAAGCAGTCGTGGCATAGAGACTATATACGAATACATTGATAACTCTGGTGACAAGGTTGTGTTGTCAGCGGGTAACAATAAAGTATTCAAAGGCACTTCAACCTTAACAGACATTACCCCCAGTAGTTACACTCCTTCAGCTAACAACTGGAAGATAGTAACATTAAACAACCATGTCTACTTGTTCCAGAGAGGACATGAGCCGCTGATAGGTACAGATGAGTCAGGTTCTTTTGTTCTGGAAACTATGTCAGGCCACAGTCACAGCACAGGTACTGCTCCACAGGGCAACGAAGTCCTAGCAGCCTACGGTAAGCTGTTTGTAGCAGACGTTACAGGTAACAAGCATACCGTCTACTGGTCTGACACGCTTAACGGTCACGCATGGACAGGTGGTACGTCAGGCTCGTTAGACGTAACTCTGGTATGGCCTACAGGCTTTGACGAGATAACGGCTCTAGCGGCTCACAATGGCTTTCTAATCATCTTTGGTAAGAAGTCTATACTTGTGTACTCAGGTGCGTCCTCTCCTGCCTCTATGACGCTTACAGACACCATAGAAGGCGTTGGCTGTATAGCCCGTGACTCAGTACAGCACACAGGCACTGATATACTGTTCTTGTCTGAGACAGGTGTACGTAGCTTTGGCAGGACTATACAAGAGAAGTCTATGCCTATGCGTGACATCAGCAAGAATGTACGCACTGACTTGTTAAACCTGATACCGCTACAGACTAACCCTATCAAGTCTTTGTACAGTTCTGAAGAGGCTTTCTACCTACTGACGTTACCAGACAGCAACACTGTGTACTGCTTTGATATGCGACAGTCTCTGCCTGATGGGTCACAACGGGCTACAACGTGGTCAGGAATGTATCCTCTGTCGTTTGCTGTGTTGGAAGGTGGTGAGATATACCTTGGAATCTCTAGCGGCATAGTTGAGTACAAGGGCTACATGGATGGTGCTGTTAAGTACGAGATGAGATACTTCAGTAACCCTATGGACTTTGGTAACACTTCCAACCTGAAGTTCTTGAAGAAGTTTAACATGACCATCATTGGTGGACAGAACACACCTACTACATTGAACTGGGGCTATGACTATACAGCGAATTATACTAAACAAGCATTTACATTCGGCTCTAGCAACATTGGCGAGTACGGTGTTTCTGAGTATAACACTACAGCAGAGTACACCTCCTCTATTCTAATCAACACACCAAAGGTTAATACTAGCGGTAGTGGTGAGGTAGTAACCATTGGCATTGAGGCAGAGGTTAATGGTGCTGCTTTTTCTATTCAAAAAATTGACATACACGCTCTACTAGGGAGACTTATCTAATGTCTAATTACACTAAGACAACTAACTTTGCTACAAAGGATTCTCTCCCTTCAGGCAATGCTGCTAAGATTGTGAGAGGTACAGAGATCGACACTGAGTTTAACAACATTGCCACTGCCAGTGCCACTAAAGCTGACACTGCTAGTCCTACTTTCACAGGTACTGTAACAGCCGCTACCGTGAACGTCACAGGTACACTGACGGCTGACACAATTACTGGAGGATCGTACTAATGAGTAACGGTTTTGATTTAGGCGGCTTGCTACGAGCAGGTGGAGAGTTTTACTTAGGACAAGAAAACATTGCAGGGGCGCAACAGTTAGGCCGCGAGGCTCAACAAGCTGCTCAAGTTTTAGGTGAGCAAGCAGTAGCAGGTACAGAGTTCAGACCCTACACTGTTACCAGTGACTTAGCTAATGTGACTACCACGCCTGAAGGTGGCTTTGCTATTGGTTTATCTCCAGAGCAACAAGCTGCACAACAGCAACTACAGCAACAAGCTACAGGGTTGTTTGGTCAGGTAGGTGCAGACCCTACTACAGCACAGGCACAGTTGTTTGAGCAAATGAGAGCCGTACAGCGTCCTGAAGAGGAACGTCAGCGTCTAGCACTGGAAGAGCGTCTGCTGTCACAAGGCCGCTTAGGGTTGTCCTCTGCCGCCTATGGTGGTGCTTCCCCTGAGTTACTAGCTCAAGAGACTGCACGACAGGAAGCTATGGCACGAGCTAACTTAGGTGCTAGACAGCAAGCAATGGCTGAACAGTCACAAGCTGCTCAACTAGGCGGTATGCTACAGGCCGCAGGTTATCAGCCACAACAACAAGCATTAGGACTATTGACAGCTAGTCAAGTTCCCGCAGGGTTTGCAGACATTGGCCGCAGAACTGGTACAGAGTTGGCTACACAGATGGGCTTAGGTGGATTAGAGTCTAGGCTACAGGCTGAAGACTTAGCTAACCGTTTACAGTTACAGCAAGGTGCTTCTATATTAGATTCGTTATTAGGTAGAGAAGCTACTATGCAAGAGCAACTCATTAATAGAATACTTGATAAAGATGCGCCTGCACTAGAAGGCGTTGAAGGGCTTTTAACTGGGATTGTTGGCGATCTACAAGGAAGCCTACCTAGTTGGTTAGGAGGAAGAAACTAATGGCTAGACAAGATATTGCAGGACTCCTTACGGGAATCTCAAGTCAACGTCCTGACCCTATGGGTATGGGAGACAACGCAGAGCAACAGCGGTTAGCCTTTGGCGCACAACGCGCACAAGGTATGCGTAGAGGTTTAATGGGAGCAATGGGTAAAGACCCACGCTCTACTGCTGAACAACTACAGATGGCTATGGCTCAGTTAGACCTGAGTAATCCTAATGATCTGCGTAAGGTTGCGCAGTTACAACAGGCTACTGGTGATTTAACAGGGGCAGCTAAGACTGCTGCGGCTATACGTGAGTTGTCAGTAGAGGGAAACACAAGGACAGCAATAGCAGAGGCTTTAGTTAAATTAGGTGATCCTGATAATGCTCAGAGAGTGATGGATAAGACACTTCCTTTAGCGCAAGGACAACAAATAGTTATGGCCTTAGAGCGTGACGCTAGAGACTTAGAAGCTAAAAGACTTAAAGCAGAAGCTGAACTACCTGCTACTATTAAAACACAAAGAAGATTATTACAAGGTCAAGGCGTTCCTGATGACCACCCTATCTATGCTGAAGTAGAAGCAGGAGATTATGGAGATACTACCACTACAGAGTTTAACACCATAGCCAAGTCTCTTGTTCCTGACCCTAACGTAACACGAGATAGTTCTACAAAATATGTGTTACCTTCTGGTGAAACAGTATGGGCTGCTGAAACTAAAATAGGTAAACAACCAAAAGAGCTTATGTACTCTTCAGGTGTAAACGCTGACGGAAGTACAAAGTACATTGCTCTACCTACAGACGCTAAAAAATATACAGATGAAACTAAAGCAGGAGTAACAATCACTAGACAAGATTCTGAAGATGCGCTGTTTCAATTACTGAATGCAGGTAATCGTGCAGGTTATGATAACTCTGCCTTTAATAACTTAACGCCTTACGAACAAGAGCAGTTAGCTGATAATGTCGCTGCAAGAACAAATGAAATAGTAAAAAAAGATGGACTCAACGAACCTGAAGCTAGAAAACAAGCTGTTCAAGAACTGTATATTAACAGGATTGAAGAAACTCCCAAAGAGGAGCGTAGTATTTTGAAGGGAGATATTTATCGTTTAAAACCTGCCCCTGAAAGTAAGGGAGGTTTAGACCCTGAAGAAACTGCGGCAGGAGTAGCTGCGGGTACTCAACAGCCTTTAGGAGAAGGAGAGGTAGTTGAAGGAACTATCATAGCGGACAGACAAGGTAATAGAAAAATTTTACGTAACGGACAATGGGTGTCTCTATAATGAAAGTACCTGAAGGTTTTACAGTTGTTGAAACTCCTGTTTCTAAGTCTTCTATTATACCTGAAGGTTTTACAGTTGTTGAAACCCCTACAGAAGCAACTCCATATGTCACAGAGGAAGGCAGTCAACGTCCTTTGGAGTTCGCGCCTTTCTTAATGCTTGAACCTTTACGTAGACTAGGTGATTGGATAGGCGTTACGGATACTCCAGACTACAGGGAAACCCCATCAGGTGAAAGAATTACCCGCATAGACGAGATGGCTGCTGCTTGGGATCAGGGGTCTGCTGATATAGGTCGCTTGAGCAGAGCAACCGAAGCCTTTGCGCCTACTTCTGTGTGGGTAGACGCTGAAGATAACATACTGGGGCCAGTAGATTCTCCTAGCTCCACAGCTTACGGCACGTTAGAAGGTGCTAGGTTGATGCACCCCCGTGAAAGGTTTGGTGATGCCTTCATGGACACCATGTCCTATCAAGAAAGAATACAACACATAGAAAAACTAAGAGTTTCTGAGGCTCAGGAAAGACATGCTGATACTTTAGCTGTTCAATCTCAGATAGGTAAAGATGTTACATCCGACACTATTGGTAACGTAGGTGCTGAACTAGGAACTCCCACTACTGCAATACCTATTGGCCGCGCACTTAAAACTATGGTAGGTAGTGGAGCAGCTATCTCTGGTTCTTCTGAACTAACGAGACAGATAACTTCAGGAGATTATGACGTAAAAACATTAGGTCTTCACACAGCAGCAGGGGCTTTACTTACGCCTCCTTTAGCTGCACCAATAAGAACCACTAAAGCTGTGGCTGAGAAAACCAAAAACACAGTCAACTACGTAACAAATAAAACCAAAGCTATTGCTTCTAAAACAGGATCTACTAAAGCTGCTAACTCTGTTGTTGCTAAAATGAATGATAAGATAGCTGACAAAGTTGTGGCTAATGTTCCTGAAGAAGAGATAATACCTACTGTTTTAAAAGAGATGGGTCTAAAGAACAAGGACGCTTTAGTAGTTTATAATAATTCTACTTTAGGAGCACCTATAATACCTACGTTAGATGACGCTGCTAAAGTAGTAGCTGCCCGTAATAATCCTTTAGCTTCTACTACTATGATAGGTAAGGCTTGGGATGAGCTTGCGGCTCCCTTACAGCAGGTTATTAAATTAAATAGCCAACGTGTTGGTAACTTAATGCGTGAGTATGAATTCAGATCAGCAGTAAATACGGCTAATACTCAAACTAAGACTCAACCTTTTTTAAAATACACTACAAGATTAATTAAGAAAGAAAAGAATCCAGAGATTAAAGCTAAGTATCTTGACTTTCAAGACGCTTTAAATAATGGTCAGTTTAAGACAGCACTTAAGATAGCGGATGAAAACTTTCCTGAATTAACTAAGCAGTTTAAAATTAAAAACGCACAGGGTGTAGAAAAGAATGGCCCAATAGTTGAACTTCTTGATGACATTCATAAGAGAGCGTTAGCTTCTGGCATGAAGATAGGAAGAAGAGTCAACTTTTTTCCTCGTGTGATTAAAGATCTGCAAGGTATTCAAGAAGCGGTAGGCACTGCGGGAGTGTCCGTAGCAGACAGGGCGTTAGCAAAGATCGCTAAGAAGAAAGGGGTAGAAGTAAATGAGCTTGATGATAGTGTAGTATCAGATGTCTACAATCGTATCCTAGCGGGTAGTAAAACAGGACTACCCACTAAAAGAACAGAGGCTTCTCGTACTATCCAAGAAGTAACCCCTAAGCTGCGAGAGTTTTATCACGATGCTCCTACAGCTTTGACTATCTATACTCAACGTATGGAGAGAGAGATAGCTAAACGTCAGTTCTTTAACCAACAGAACTCTTTAAAGAAAGTCAAAGGTACAGATACTGTAGACTTAAGTGAAAGCATTGGCGAGATGTTAGCTCAGATGAGAGCAAAGGGTGAACTCAACCATACACAAGAAGATAACTTAAGGGCTTTACTTACTGCTCGTTTTGACGGTGGCGAAAGAGCCATGAACAGGACGCTCGCTTCTGTTAGAGATATACAAAACATGGCACTGCTTGCTAACTTTAGATCAGCCTTAATACAGTTAGCTGACGTAGGTAGTTCTGTATATGTCAACGGATTAGGAAACACAATTAAAGAAATAGCGACAGGAATAAAAGGCTCTAGAGTTCAACCAGAAGATTTAGGTCTTCTGAACCGCACCTCTATAGAGTTCGGCAACGTGGATGGTTTCAGTAAGGCTCTTGATGCGACCATGAAAGGATCGCTATTTACTAAGATTGATAGAAGCGGTAAACGTATCTTCATTAATTCTTCCTATAATAAATATCAAAAACTAGCTGAAAAGAGCCCTTCTGATTTTATAAAGAAATGGGATGAAGTGTTTGGAGATGAGACTGTTAAACTGATGGAGTCTCTGAAGAAAGGTGAGGTAAATGACAACGTAAAGCTCATGCTTTGGAACGAGTTGTCGGAAGTTCAGCCTATCTCTTTATCAGAGATGCCTAAAGCCTACTTAGAGGTTCCTAACGGGCGTATTTTTTACGCTATGAAATCTTACATGCTTAAGCAGTTAGGCTTAGTTAGAAAAGATATTGTCAATGAATACAGGAAAGGAAACAAACAAGAAGCTTTAGTCAACGCTACTCGTTATGCTTTAATCATGGGGACGGCTAACGCTACTGTACAAGACGTAAGAAACTACGTTAAGTCAGGCTTTGATACAGAAGGCATGGCTGTAGATTTTACAGACGCTTCTACATTTGCAGACACAGCTTCAGACGCTTGGGTACAGGCACTTATGGATATTGTATTCTTAAGTAAGTACCAAAGGGAACGTCACTTAGCAAACGGAGAGTATGGTGAATTTATAAAATCTCAACTAACTCCTGCAAGTTTAGGTTTGGTTGATATGGTAGGTAAAGCAGCTATGGAACTAGCTGACGATGAAGAACAAGACTACGATGCAGTTAAAAAGGTAGTAACTAAACTTCCTGTTCTTGGTCAAGACATATACACCTTTATGTTAGGCGGTGCTGAAAAAACTATAGAAAAGAAAAGAGAACAAGAAGAACAGCAAAGAAGGAAAGATCGTTTGAAAAGAGCGATGCAATAAAAAAGGGGGCGTAATGCCCCCAAGTTGTAACATGTTATATCTAAACTATCTCACATGCGCCACCTACACACGCTAACTCCTGACTCCCTGTCGTGTTATCCTCTTTCTCAAAGTGTTCCAGATCATCCCAGTTCACCCCCTCTGGCATAGCCGCAAGTAACTCCTCGTACTTCTCAGCGTCTATGTCCTCATACGGAGCTTGTTGATATACATGATCGCTATACGGCA